TAATAATCGTTTTTACAACGGGGTTGGGGTCAATTATATTAAGCGCTTGGGGAAAATATCGAGAGCTAAAATTGTCAGCAGAGCGAAACGAAATACTAAAAAGCCAAAATAAAAAATACAATAAAAGAGAAAGTGATAAATAGCTATTAAATAACACATTTCAATAGATTTAAACGATTGTACAAAGTTGCGCTGATAGTTAATAATTAACACATCAAGAATACAGAACAGATTAATCAAATGTTGTCATCGTGCTACGCTCTGTTATTCGGGCAAGGCTGCACTGTCGGGCTACTGTCACTCCTTTGGCAGTCCAATTTCTAAGATATTTAGTTATGGTCAACAAGTGATTACGGCAAACGATGAAAGGCTAAAGGGTGCGAAGTGTATCTATCATGGCAGATTGACCCGCTGCGGCTGTTAGGGTTTTTATTTGATATTAGCAATTATTCGATTGTTAATATTTAATAACTCAAAGGATTAACGTGAGCGAGTATAAAGTAAGCGTGATTAAACAGGCGCTAATTGAGTGCTTATGGAAGCAGAACGAAGATCTAACAGAAATGAACGAGGAGCTTATGAAATTTGAAGTAGATAGTAAAGTTCTGGAAAAACTAAAAAAGAAAGCAGAGCGTGAAAATGTGCAATTGCAGACGTTGCTAGAAAAGTTTGCAGATAGTTAAAGGAGAAAGTTGTGAGTGAATTAGAAGAAGGGTTTTATTGGGCTGATGTGCGCAATCAAAGAGGAGTTATTGAAATAGTAAACGGGTATTATTGTCCGTGCGGTAGTGAGTATTTTGGAAGGGCAACTATAAGCACATTGCAAAGTATAAACATTAACCCCAAGCGAATAATTGAAGAATAAATACTAGGCCGCTTAATTGCGGTCTTTTTGTGTGCGGTGATAAAAGTGTTATAATTGAGGGTATAAATAATAAGGAGTAAAGTCATGAAAAGTAATTATTACGTTTATCATTTAGTTGATCCAAAAGACCAGATTGTTTTTTATGTAGGGAAAGGATCAGGAAATAGAGCTAATTGCCATGAAAGCCAAGTTAAAAGAAACCCATCAAGATACTGCAAGAGCGTTAAAGATAAAAAAATAATTTCAATATTATCTTCTGGAAATTCAGTTAAAGTTAGAATAGTTAGGCAAGATTTAAATGAGATAGAATCTCTAATGCTAGAAGAGGAGGAGATTAGCCGAATTGGAATTGAAAACATAACTAATATTTATAAGAGAGGAGCTGCTTCGGGAGGCATGAACCGTCATGAATCAGCAGGAAAGTTTCTTGTGATGAGTTGGCTTTCACTAAAAGATTGCAGAATTTCAGATGCACTTGGAGGTAGTCACGGGGTTACATTAGCATCACTGCATAAAGAATTAGAAGAAACTATGCAGGTATGCCTTTCTTGCGAAAAGATGAGGGGATCATTTATAGAGGGGATGGGCGTAGGCATGCAAAAATCAAAGCATAGCTTAATGAGTATTATTTAAGGAGTGGTCAAATGACCGACAAAACAAAGCTATCAGCTAAGGAAAGAGCATTTGTTGAAGCGTATTGTGGAGTAGCTAAATTTAACGGCTCTGAGGCTGCTAGAATAGCTGGATATGCTCCACAATCTGCAAATGTTACCGCGTCTAAGCTACTAACAAAACCTAGCATTCAGGAGGCTATTAGTAATTTCATGACTAAGGCAACAGAGAAGGCGCTTTGTACAACGGAGGATGTCGTTAGAGGCCTTTTATTAGAGGCAAAGCTTAATGAGGAAGGGGCCAGCCATTCGGCTCGCGTGAGTGCTTGGAGGGCGCTTTCAGATTACACTGGCGGTTTTGATGTTAATAAGAAAAAGATTGACCACTCATCAACAGATGGAACAATGACGCCAGTTGCTAATATGACAGACGAACAATTGCTAAAGTATCTCAATGAATAAAAAAGAGATTGCTACAGAGTTACTTAAAAGGCGCAAGGCTAGAGGTGACTTGCAATCATATATTGAATACATTAACCCTGATTACATTGTCAGCAATTTCTCGCGTGAAGTATGCCAAAGTATTGATGAGTTTTTAGTTAAAATGATGAAAGGTGATCGCCCTGTATTAGTTTTGGGCGCGCCACCGCAACATGGCAAATCAGACATCGTAAGCAGATACCTTCCTTCGTACTTTTTTGGTAAATATCCCGATCAACGTGTAGCCGGATTGAGTTACGGCAAAGACTTAGCAAGCGATATGAACCGAGATGTGCAACGAATAATGATGGGGCCAGAATATGCCGTATTATTTCCTGATTCATCTTTAAGTAAAAAGCGCGTAACATTTGGCGATGTAGAATCAAAGCGAAATAGTGAAACGTTTGAAATACAAGGGCATAAAGGTAGTTACGTCTCTCAGGGTGTTGGTGGCCCATTAACAGGTAAGAAAGTTGATTTAGGTATAATTGACGATCCTATTAAGAACGCTGCCGAGGCACTAAGCGAAACTAAAAAACTTAGCCTTTGGAATTGGTACGTCTCTACATTTATGACGCGGCTATCTAAAAACAGCGGTCAGATAATAATGGCTACTAGGTGGGCCGAAGATGACCTATCAGGCCGAGTACTTGAAAAGATAAAGAATGCTACGAGCTTAGCATTTAAAGCTATTTGTGATAACGGCAAGGCGCTAGTTCCTGAGCTGCACCCACTAGAAAAGCTACTCGAAACTAAAAAGATACTAGGCGAATACTTCTGGTCTGCAATGTATCAGCAGTCACCTACCGCAATAGGTGGTGATATGTTCAGGTCTGAGCACTGGAAGTACTACACGCAGCTACCTAAAATAACTCGTAAATTAATATTTGGTGACACCGCATTAAAGACAGGCGAGAAGAATGACTTTTCTGTTCTGCAATGCTGGGGCCAATCATACGATAATACTATTTATTTAATCGACCAGGTTCGCGGCAAATGGGAAGCGCCAGAGCTTGAGGCTAATACACTAGCATTTTATAATAAACATAGAATCTTAGACGGTTGCATATGCTCAGGCGTTTACGTGGAAGACAAAGCAAGCGGCATAGGTTTGATTCAGTCATTAAAACGCAAGGGTATTCCGATTGTCGGCATACCTCGCTCAGTTGACAAAATCACACGTATGCACTGTGGCACACCGATGATACAAGCGGGTAACGTACACCTCCCAACTGACGCGCCATGGCTAATGGATTATTTATCTGAGTTTGCAGCCGCACCCAACGGGCTGCATGATGACCAAATCGACCCTACACTAGATGCCATAGAAACATTCTTAGGTGGCGCGGTGTTTAGTGATTACGCATCATTACTGTAAAGTGTTATCATGTGTTAATTAACCAAGGATATTAAATGTCTAATAAATTTACCGATGGCTTGATGGATGTATTCTCGGGCCTGATAAACAAACGTAACGGCGTTAATCGTAATGTTGTGCAGACTCGCAGGCTAGACAATAGCGAGATGCGCACAATGTACAAAACTGGTCTGATGTCTAAGATTATTAGACTTAAAGCTGGTTACTCGCTAAACGATACAATACAATTTGCAAGCGTTGACGATGAGGAGTTTTACAATAAAAACATAGCCAAGCACGTTAAGAAAGCAACTAAGTTTATGCTAGGTTTTGGCCGTGGCGTTATCATTATATTCAACAAAGACGATGACCTATCATTGCCTCTCAAGCGTGCAGACTATGACCGCCACACTTTACAAATGCGCGTCTTTTCTGGCGACATGGTAACGGCTAGAGCACCTACGTATGATTTACGTAACCCGCGCTATTATAAACCATCCGTATACACCATAAACGGACAGCAAGTGCATTGGTCGCGTGTTATTGACATGACCTACTACGAGCCACCAGAGCGCGATAAGCCTGATTATGATTATGGCGGTGTATCTGAATGTGAATTAATATATGACCAGTTTGTAGCTGATGGAGTTGTGCAACGTGCAGCCAGTACAATCATTGATAAAGCGTCAACATTTGTATACAAAATAGAAGGGTATAAAGATTCTATAGCGATGAAAAAAGATGCTGACATTGTGAAGTATGTCTCAACTTGCGAAGATGGTCGGTCCATTTATGGCGCTCTTGTAACTGATGCTGCTGACTCTGTAGAAACATTGACACAATCACTCGCCGACCTGGATAAGGTTGATGAGATAACGCTTAGACGCTTGGCGTTGGTGACTGGACTGGGTATGACAGTTTTAATCGGTGAGCAAGCAAGTGGCATGAATGCAAGCGGTGCCAGTGAGCGTCAAGGCTTCCAAGACACAATTGAAAACCTGCAATCTGATTACCAGCTAGAGCCACTTAATTTAATTGCTGACATATTCGGCTTAGGTGAAGTCAAGTTTAAAGAGAACCAAGGGCAGTCAGCTTCCGAGCGTATAGAGTTTGAGAACAAGGCCGTCTTAAATGCCAAACTGCTATGGGAAATGGGCGAAGACCACGAAACATACTTGAAGAATAAAGACGTTGTTAAGCAAGATGATTGGGAAACTTTCTTCGGTGAAGATAAAGAAATACCTGCAACTACGCCGCCACCTAAAAACAGCGGAGGCTTTTAATGGCAGAAGTCAACGCACCGGACCCACTCAAAAGCGAGCAGAAAGTATTAGCTGATGCAATGGAGGCCATGATAACAATGATGTCTCGCATGTATAAAAATCAGGTGCTTCTTGAGATGAACAAGGGCACAGTTGAAAAGTTCAGCGATGCACAAACAGGAAACTACGCCGCTATACTGACAAAGTTATCTAAAAAGGTTAGTAAAAGCCTGCTTAAACGTTTTGACAATAAGCGAATCAAAGAGTTATCACAGCGCGTATTAGAAAAGAATGACAAGCGCTCACGCAAGATATTGTATGACCGCTTATCAAAAGATATTGGCATTGACCCAGCCAAGTTATTAAAGCGTGACGGAACTCAATTTACTTTTAACGCGCTGGTAATAGAAAACTCTCAATGGGTTGAAAAGCTACGAGATGACACGCTAGAAATGTATACTGCAAACACTTTGCGAGCTATGACACTTGGCACGCCTATCGAGGAAATATTACAACAGTTCGACGGCATGGTAGAAAAGCGCAGAGGTCACGCAAGATTTACAGCGCGCAATCAAATTGCATCGTTTAATAGTATAATGAACAAGACGCGAGCGCAGAAGCTAGGAATTAAAAAAGCGGTATGGAAAACAAGTTCGGATGAACGTGTGAGAGCATCACATGAAGCGAGAGACGGCAAAGAGTTTAAGTTAAGTGAAGGTTTATATTCAAGCGTAGACGGTAAAACTTTATTGCCCGGAACTGATTACAATTGCTTTCCTGGCGAGTTAAAAATAAACAACGCTTCTAGTTGCTGTAAATTCTTCAGGCGTCACTACACTGGCAAACTGGCCAGCATTGTTTCGGATGACGGTAGTGTTCTTTCGTCTACAGCTAACCACCCAGTATTGACCACTGATGGATTCAAGGCTGCTCATCTCATTAACGCTAGCGACTATATAGTCAAAGTTATTGACGACACTCTCGAAATCATCGAACTGTATGGCAAGGACGTTAAACCCACATTCGAACAGCTTTTTAGATCGCTTAATTTCCTTGGGGTTGAACATACTATAGCGCCCTCTTTCAGCGGTAAGTTCCACGGCGACATTTCCGATAGCGAAATCGACATTGTAAGTATGGATAGCCTCTTGACTAGTGAAGTCAATGGCTCGGTCGCTGAGAAGTTTAGCAAACTCAGCCTCTCCGAATCCGAAAAGGTAGCCGTACTTGATTTTTTCACGTGCATTGGCGGAGGACTTTCTAGTTTCAAGGCTGCGAGTGGATCCTTTAACCGCGAGATGAGCTGCATTAACTTGGTTCGATCTTGTTTCGTCGCTCATCTTACTCCACTTGAGAGATTCTGCTTCGCTTTGGGTTCGTGGTATGATATCAGCATTAATAAGCCTGTTTCTTATAGCGCTTCTGCTGGTGTTGAAGTGTTTAGAGATACAGTTTTCGCTTTGTCCGTCTTGGTACATGGAAACTATATCTTTGACAGGAAGATTAATGCGTTCAAGTCTGGCCGGCTTAACACTGGGGAAAACAAAACCAATATTTTGGGCGCGTTTTCTAAAGCTGGTTGGGTTCATGGGGATAGTAAGGGCGGCCTCTTTGATGAGAGCGCCATTAAGTACAAGATTTGCAGCGTTACTGATAACGTCATTAGTGATTTTTCTGGACATATATATAACCTCGAAACAATTTCTAATGACTATACAGTAGAAACAACTACAGTGTCAAATTGCCGTTGCAGCTACCGAATGATTTTAGAAGACGAAGAATAAACAACCAAACAGGATTAAATAAAATGGCTAAAAGAGAATATTTCAAAAGCGGTGATAGTTACGAGCTACCAATAACAGGCACTTTTTACACTGACGAGTTTGCGCCGGATTATGATGGCGGTATGATTGTAATTGCACTATATGACGCGAGTGGAGATATTGTGACAGCAAGCGCAGGCGAGTGCTTAGTTGAGACATCACCGATTAAAGGCCAGTGGTTAAACGGTGTAAGCTACGGCGACGCAACTATTCTGCTTGCAACTGCCGGTGCGGATGCAACTTATAACTTGCCGGGATTTAACGGGCCACAAGTTCAATCACGTATCACGCTGTCGGGCGTCGTTGGCGCTGACCACGTAAAAGCCTATATTTGGAGATACTAAATGGCATACCCTAAAAAGATGCGCATAGGTATATTTAATCGATTAGTGAATGGCGGCGAAGGTATGGGTGGAGCCCCCTTGCCCCTGTGGACTTTTGGATACAATGGCGTTGATAGCTTTGGTGAGCTTGATAACGCTTGGAATCCTACAGGGGTAGACTGGTCTATTATAATCACAGGGTTTGATGGCGGTCAGACCTTGGATGGGGCTGGAGATAGATACCTATTATCAAATGCGACATCTTACCATGCTCAGCTTCAAATTAGAGTCGGGAGTAACGGAGATGTTACGAGCATAAACTTGGGATCACCCACTGACTTAGGAAACACTGGGTTAACTAAATTCTCAATTACGACAGATGGGGATGTGGGCGCGTACTCAGCTTCATCTTCTTCGAAAACAGTGTTAGGCGCACACCATACAGCAGTTGCTAATTTTAAAGGGCAGATTACATCAGTGCAGTTTATTGACAACGACTCACCAAGCAATAGCATTACAATCAACAACGTCATTGCATCAGCAACGCAACCAACAAACTTTAATATTTACAATGAGCTAACCGGCGCGGCAATAGGCGAGTACAAAAACGGCGTTTATGAATTGGTGGAGGCATAATATGTGGACAGATAAACATAAGTTTACGCTAATAAATAAAACAGATTTAGATGCTGCAAAGTTATCTAATGATTCTAACGTAAATGCAGAAGGTGAAAGCAGCCCTTTGCAAACGCCCGAGTATGGCATACAAATGACACAGCAAGGCTATGACTCTTATCTGTGCAACATTGCACCGTCACTATGCAATGTTGATAATACGCTGTGTATGATAAGAGGCTGTCATGTAATGCACGCAATAAAATACATGACTATTGAGCAAGTAAAAGAATTAGCCGAAAAATGGCAATCAGAATACAAAATAGATGAGGTAGAATAATGGGATATCCAATCACCGAAAGCCTTAGATTTCCCACGGGGTTATTTGTCGGAACAAGAGCAATGACGGTGCAGTCATATCTTGAAGCAAACGTTAAGAACGGCAGTGAGCACGAGGCATCCACGCTGTTAACTATCGCAGGGAACCAAAGCAACGACACTATATTTTTAACTGGCGCTTTGCCTGTGGCGTTAAAAACGAGGTCGGTAGGATACACTGGAAGTGGTGTAAGTACGTTTATATATCAAGCACCTACATATTCTGGTGGGGCTTCTATTGCTTATCAAAACGCTAACGCTATAAATCCAATTACAGGATTGTCCCAACTTATAACCGGCTCGACTGTTACCGCTGATGGAGATTTAATATTCTCTCCATCGCACTTTATTGGTAACGCGTCAAACCAAGGCAAGGGC